ATCACAGATTTACAAAACTTAACACAAAGTAAAATATCATACGGCGCAGTTGCAGAAGTTTTAAGCGTGTCAAAACAAGCAATAGGAAACAGAGTTGCTCGTAACAGTGAGTTGCAAGAATTTGAATGGATTAAGTTGAAAGAACACTTTTTAAAGAACAATGATTCAGATTTTAAAGAAAACAAAGTTCTTGCAGTAAAGGACGATATAGAAATCGATTATTATGAGGATGTTTTCGGAAGTTGCGGAAAAGGAACATTTGTTCCATCTGAAGCTAAAGAGAAAATGCTCGTTCCCAAAAAGTTCTTTACTTCTTACAGCCCGTCAAAGCAGTATTCTATTATAAATGCTTTCGGCGATAGTATGTTTCCATATATTCACGACAAAGACAAATTAATTGTAGAGCATTGGAACGGAGAACAGATAAAAGATAACCGCGTTTATGTATTCCGATATGGTGAAAAATTATTCTGCAAGCGATTGGTCGATAACCTCAATTATTTTGTCGTTAAGTCTGAAAACCCGCTATATAAACCAATTGAAGTTGAACCGCAAGACATACAAATCATAGGTCAAATAGTTGGGTTGTTAAGGAATGTCAATTAGGAGTATTGATGTTATACAGATTTAAGGTTGCAGCGGTTCTAACTTTGATAGTATTTATAATTGCCTTATCCCATTGGTTGTTCAAAGAAAAACCGGAAACATTCCCAGAGAGCGGAACAGTAACTTATGAACAATTAGACGAAATAATTAACTTGGCAGAAGATAGAACACGCCATTACGGTTTAATTCTTGATGATATTGTTGATAAAGTTAACGAGATTAAGCAGGATATGAAAACCGAATGGGAATTGCAGCACGAATCAACCGAAGAAAAACGCCAAGACTTTGTAAATGAACAGCTGTTTTAATTAATTTGTTACAATTTTGTTACACTATGCCCACGAACTTGACATAAGATAAAATATAATTATGCTCTTGGGGGATAGCGCTTAGTAGATAGTTCGAACCTGTGCTTGAACCTGCACCAAAGGGGCAGAATATAACACGTCAATAGGAGATTATTTCAGGTTACATTGCGGGAAATTTAATGCCACGGACATCTGGTTTTTAGACAACACAGAAGAGTTTGAAAGAAGAGAGTTGCGTTTAGGGGTTTGTCCTCAATGCAATAATTTAATCGGAGAACTTGTAGAAGTTCACAAATCAAATGGAAAAGTACGCTTTTCTACATACAAATCAAGAAAACTTGACAGAGTTATGAAAGAAGAGCGCAACCGAATTTGTTATACATCGCAAGATGTTAATAAGAACAATTGTAAAAAAAAACTTTTGGGTGGGTGTATGGGATTAATACAACAGTCAAGAAAAAATCTGGTGTGGCACAGATAAGACAATACGCCTGCGATTTCTCCGGTGCAAAAGAATTAGTAAAATTATTCTAAAATATTGATTTGTGATAGTTGGGTTTTGAAGCCACATTTTTGTGGCTTTTTTTGAAGTTTTATAGGCAGATTTCCTCCATAGTTTGTTTCACCTTTCTCTCGTATTTAAACAATCTGCCTTTTTTTGGAGATAATATGCTAAGAGCGTTATTGAGATATTTATTATTTGAAGTTCCGGTTGGTTTTATCAAAGGACTTTCGTTTATTATTTTCGACAAAGACGAAATAATCGGCACTCACTTTACAGTTGACGACCAAGTGGACAAAGCAGCGGAAGAAAACAGAATACTCGTTAATTATTTAAACAGATGCAGAAAGCAAGTTTATAAAAAAGGCAAGTAGAATGTATGAAGATAGATTGGATAAAGATAAAAAATTATTACATCACTCGTTCTGTGTCTTTAGAGGAGCTTGCAAAAAAATTCAAAGTGTCGATGTCGGCTGTGAAGATGCATTGCAGGGAAGAAGGTTGGGTTAAGGAAAAAGAAAACAAAAAATCTGAAATTGACCAGACCGTAAACCAAAAAATGACGGAAAAGGAAGTCAACAGAAAAGTCGCTGAAAATGAAAGACACATTGAACTTTACGACAACGGACTAAAAATCGTTGAAGGAATCTTAAGACTCTATATGCAGAAGCTCGAAATAAGCGATGTTAATCGTGTGAAAGTAAGTCCTGATGCTCTCGAAAAAGTTTTTTCTTGCATCGAAAAAGCCCAAAAAGGACAGCGACTTGCATTAAATATCGGTGCGGATGATAGCGAAGAGAAAAAAGATGACGAAATTAAAATTATTGAAGGTTTGGATGAAAATAAGATTTAAAATGCTAGCATTTTTATCGATTTTTGCGGGGGTAATACTAGCAAATGGAAATTAAGAAATTAGTCCGAATTACAGAAGAGCAAAGCGAAATGCTCGACTTTTTGATTAAAGAACTCGGAATATCCGAAAATGATGTTTTTAGAGTTGCGTTAGTGAAATTATTTAAGGGAATAAAATGACTTTTGAATACATTGTAGACAAACAATCAAAAAAATTGACAAAAGAACAAATAGACTTTGTTTCTAAAAGTGTTACTTCTGACTTCAAGGAGTTTGATAGGCTTCGCAGCAAAAATACTGCAATGGCTAAAAGCTTATCTCAAAAGATATTTTTTGATAAATATTATAGCGAGAAAAAAGAAGAACAAAATAAGTATGAACGCTGGAAAACTAAAGTCGATATGTGTAAAGTCTTTATGTTTTATCAGGTTCTTAAATCTTTTATCTGGAAAAACACCTATTCCAACACAAACTCTATGTTTGATGTCTCCGGAGAAAACCAAGAAGCAGACAACGACTCAAATAAACAAAAAGCAGGGCTTGTTAATTGTTTTGAAAAAATGGATTATCAAAAAACAATGGATAAAGTTATTGATAATTTCTTAATTTATGGTGAACTTATCACTTATGACGGCTGGAAGAAAAAATCAGAAGAATATCGCAGACAAGTACGATTAACAGATTTAGTTAATCCTAAAACAGAAAAAAAAGCTTGGGAAGCTCTTAGAAAAGGGCAATTCTTTTTTAATTCAGAAAAGAATATTTACGACAATCCGTATGTAAGTTATGTGGATCCAGAAAATTTTGTTTTCGATATTTCACAAAAAGATAATTGGGACGATTGCCCGAAAATATACAGGAGCTTCAAAACAGCAGATGATATTATAAACAACAAATTCTACAACGTTTCTAAAGAAGTTGCCGAAGAATTAAAAGGACTTGTTAAGGGTTCTAACCTATCAAACTATGTCGCCAAGTCCATGGATGAAGTTGTTAAAGGTAAAACAATAGAAGTTCTGGAACATTGGGGGAATATATCATTAGAAGATGGAACAATATTGAAAAATTATCACACTGTCGTAGTTGCAGGAAAACATCTTGTAAGATTTGACAAAAACCGCAGCATCATTAATCCGTTTAATTTTGGCGCGCCAATTACTGACCCGAACACACAGCGCGGCATTAGTCCTCTATATTGCACTCTGCCGCTTGCAGAACTTCAAGAAGATTTAATGAATCGTACTTGCGATATGCAAACTTTACAAGAAAACCCACCAATCTATGCTCCCGAAGGTTTCTTTGAAGATGACGAAATTAAACTTTACCCAGGGAAGATTATAGAATATGGCGACAATCTTAATCCGGTACAAATAAAACAAATGGAATTCGCTGTTTCTGTATTCTTGCAAGATATTACATTCTTATCTGATTTGATGGCAGAAACTTCCGGTATTTTCCCGAATATGGCTGGAGCAGATGAACAAAAGGCAAAAACAGCTACAGAAATTAATACAAAAGCACAAGGGCAGCTAACAAGGTTGTCTATGCTTATTGATTATATTAATCAATACATCATTGTTGAAGATGTTAAAAAAGTCGCTAAGCTAAGAGCGGACTTTAAACAAGGTATCGAAAATATACTGATTGAAAACGGAACTGAAAAAGAAATGATTGCTATTGACGACACTATTCGTCAAGCAGAATATCGCTATAAATACGCTGATAGAACAGCAACGACAGAAAGAAGCAACAAAGCAGATTTAACAGTTCAAGCGATGGAAAAATTTGCACAATTCATTCCGCTGAATGTCCAAGAGATATTTACGTGGTACATGGAGCAAAAAGATGTTGAAAACCCTGAACGATTTTTACAAACCCAAAATACTATTCCACTAGAGGTTCAACAACAATTGCTCCAAGACCCGAAAATTCAGGCAATATGTGAAGCATATCAACAAGGGGTAAGAGTCCCAAGCCAAGCGGAGCAACCGCAGCCAAACAACATTCCTGATGCGGCTATACCACAAGCGGGAGGAGAGGTTTAATTTATGGTAGAAGAAGAGCTACAACAATTGGAAAAGAAAGCAAGGCTTATTGAAAGCGAAGATTGCAGAGAGTTTAAAAACATTTTGTTAGATATGGTTTTTGATTATTCAAAAGGAAGTATTGACCCAGCAGAGTTAAAAGGAATGGTAAGGCTATTAGCAAATACTCGCGATTGGGATAAACAATACGATAAAAAGATAAATGAACTTAAAGAGTTAAAAAAATAGGAGTATTTTATGGAAGAGAACACGCAAATTGAAACAACTGAAAATTTAGACAACTCTAACGTTGTTTCAGAAGAACCGGCAGCAGAAAATGGAGAAGAAAAAACAGAAGCTCCTGAAAATGCAGCCGACAATTCCGAAGAACAAAAACAAGAGCCTGAATTGTTAGGAAAGTTCAAATCACAAGAAGAGTTAGTAAAAGCGTATCAGCAGCTGGAAAAATTAAACGGTCAGCAGTCAAATGAGTTAGGAGATTTGAGGAAAAAGGCAGAACTTGCCGACAAACTCCAAGAACAAATCAATTCCCAAAAGTTAGCAGAAGCTAACAACAAAGGTTTTGAAACGGTTAAAGAGTATGAAAACCACAAAGAACTTAACAAATTTGTAGCAGATGCGTATAGAAAACATCTTGATGAATGTGAGTTCCCAGATGAGATGGAAAACCTATTAAAAGAGCTTGAAAAATCAAGCAGCAATTCAAAAGAATTGATAGAAACCATCGAATCACAATTCTCTTTAGATACCATTAAGGCGGTTGCAATAGGAAAAGATAAGTTCAATGGACAACTTGAAGAAAAAGAACTTCAAGCCCAGAAAGATGAAATTATCAATTCCGCGAAGAATTATCTTAATGAAACCGTTAATAAACATCTAAAAGAATTCGAGAATCCTGCCTTTAACAAAATTTTCGGCGAAGCTTTTTTAGCTTACGGTGAAACTTTACAGACGGATAAACTTATTAACTTACTCCACGAATATGTTGATTATGTCAACAAAGCCAACGGCATTGAAAGCAGCATTTACAAACAAAATTCAGAAGCAACCGATGAAATAATCGGAGCTTCAAACACAGGCAGTGGGAAAGGCGGAAGCAGCGGCGGCAACCTACTCAACCTTACAGAAGAACAAGCCGCTGATAGGTTAGCACAATTACTTTAAAGAAAGGATAAATTATGACAACAGTAGCACAACTTATAAAACAAGGCTTTTCTAAAGCTTTTGAAAAATACATTCATAACGAACTTGTTGTAGGTCAATTAGCACACCACGAAGCAAAAACAATTGCTAAAAAAGGTGATGAAGTTGACATCAAAATGCCAGCAATGGTAACTTTATTTGATTATGATGGCGGCGACCTTCCGACAGCGGAAAAGGTAGACACATCAATCGTTAAAGTAAAAATCGACAGAGGTGCAGGCGTTCACTTTGCAATGAGTCAGATTGAAGAAGATTTTATCAAGAATTCAAA